CAATGAAATTGAGAACTTAGAACTTGTTACAAAGAGACAGAATCAATTACATCATCAGATTAGAAAAATACTAATTGAATGTTTTGGTATGAAAGAAGACTATAAATTGTCTGCAATTGAAGCAATAGAGTGGGCTAAAGGAACTATAGCTATATGTAATAAGTCAGAGATACTTAGATGTAAATCAGGACTAGAAGGATTGAACTTAGAGGGTATGTAAGGAGGAAGACAATGGCATTTAGAATTGGAGATTACTTAAAGAAACAAAGAGTTAAAAGTAGAGTATCAGTTAGGGAACTAGCCAAAGCAACAGGGCTTAAAGATAATAGAATTAGAACAATAGAGGGAGGAGGGAAACCAAGTTTATCAGAACTAGAAGCAATGGGTAATATTTGTGGATATACAATAGAACAATTAAGAGCAATGAGTGAAGAAGTAGAGACTATATGTAAATTGGAGGAAAAGATTATGAATAGAGCAGTGACAGCGAGAGAAGTATTCTTAGAGAATGGTACGTCAGTAATGATACATGAAGATATGGTATTTGGTAAAGCAATGAGTGATACTGCAAATAATAAGTTTTTAGAGAGTCAATTACTTTCAGTAATTGAACAAACAAATTCTAACATAGTTGGTGTTAAGGAAGTATACTAAGTAGTAACTATATAAAGTATTAGACTTAGGAAATAGGACAGGGTCGCACCTCTGTCCTATTTTTGTGCGTAAACGTACACATATTTGTAATAGTAGTAGAAATATGGTATAATATAGGTGAGGTTAAACAAACTAATGAAATGAAAGGAGTAAGACATGACAGACCAGTATGACAAACCGGTAGATACTCAATCTATTGAATTTGATACAAAGAGAGTATCTTTTTTCTTAGGAAAAACTATTGATAGTATAATAGCACTATCATTAGCAACTAAGAACTCAGAACTACTTCGTATTGAGACGACAGGAGTAGTGCCAGTAATTGAGCATGGAATATTTTTAGGCGATGACAATGGGCATATAACTCAGTGCATAATATCGTCAGTTACACTAATAGCAGGGAATGTTTATGACGTAGGTATTGCAATACCATTGGACTACAGTTTTGCAGATGATACACCAGCAATATTACAGAGACATAACATGAATATTGATGGTAGTGTAGAAGACCAAATATTTGAGATGGGACCTATTGGTGATGCAATATTTGCTATAACAAGAGTAATAGGATCAATGGTTTTAACTGGAAATACAGCTGGTGACGATGGTAAATTTGGTAATCTTACCGCGTTATCTTATGCTCAATCACAGTACTTTAGAAAAGTAAGTGATAGTCCAGAAAGGGGTCAGAACCTATTTTTAGCTATTAACAATGGTTGAGAACATCCTTCAATGGAAAAGATAAGAGTAACATTCCTATATTCTTACGTGGAGAGTTAAATGAGAAATTTGTTACAGCTATAAGAAATGATAATACCGCATTGAGATATGGTATAAAGGTACAAGGATACTTTGCTAAGTCAAGATTTAGTGAAGACCCAATAAAAGTGTAGTACATGAAACTTTAGTTAGTGGCAACACTAGCTAAAGTTTTCAATCTTAATAATAAATTGCTATTGATTTATATGGAAATATGTAGTATAATGAAGTAAATAGATGTTGAAGGATATAGTAATTAAGACATTTATATACATTAAAAGATACTATATACAAATATAGATAACAATATATAACTACATTATTATTAACTATTAATGTAGTTAATGGTGCGAAAGTAGATGAACATTAATAGGACAGAAAGGGGTACGTCGACATGGCTAGACCTACAGAGTATGATAGATGGAAGAAAGCAGGATTATTAAAAAAGAAGTTAGACACTATAAAAGGTATGGCAGCTATGGGACATAGTGATGTTAAGATTGCATTAGCACTTAATATTAAAGATGCCACACTACGTAAGATGATTAAAGACTATATAGATGTAGAAGATGCATACTGTAATGGTAAAGAGCAAGTTGGTGGACTCATTAGAAATGAGAGAGTAGCAATGTCTATGGATATTAAGAATACTCCACCAGAACTTAGATATAAGATACTTAATGATTTAGAGAAACAATTCAATGACTACGAGGTAGTTGATAATACATTACCTAAAGAAGGATTTGATGAACGTGGAGTACCTATGATTATTAACAACTTTATAAAAGAGTACGAAGAAGAAAAAAGTACAAAGATGGAGACATCAAGACAACTTTCAGAACGAGAGGAAGCTGAGAATAATGAGTAATGTAGTACTATTAGATGCATTAATACCAGAAATATATCAAAGAGCATACGCTGAAATAATGCACTTCAATAAGATAGATGAATTAATAATGAGAGGTGGACGTGGAAGCTTAAAGTCAACTATTGCAGGATACATGTCAGTTATGGCAGTTGTAAATGGAGAAGGCGATAGTGCAATATGTTTTAGAAGACATGCTAATGGACTTAGAGAATCCGTTTATGCAGAATGTATTAATGCAATTGATAGACTTGGACTTGGTGAATACTGGACAGCCATGAAATCACCACTTAAGTTGATATACAAACCAACTGGTGGAGTAATCATGTTCAGAGGAATGGATGACCCACAAAAGATAAAAGGTATAAAACTGGAACAGGGACAATTTGCATTTGCATGGTTTGAAGAACTACAAGAAGTAGAAGACTCAGCTACATTAAGAAGTATTATACAATCTGTAGCTAGAGGTGAGAGAAGAACTAAGATAATTTATTCTTTTAACCCACCTGTTAGTAAGCTTCATTGGGTAAATGAAGAAATGAAAGATAGCCACAGAGTTAAATTACTACATACTACTTACTTAGATGTTCCATGGAGATGGAATGGTCTAGTATTCATAGGATTAGCAGAACGTCTGAAAAAGAACAATTTTGATGCTTATCAAAATGAGTACTTAGGATTGGCTGTTGGTGGTAAAGGTATGATATTTAAGAACATTAAGGTGTTCAAGCATACTGGTAATGAGCAACATAGAATATTATATAGAGGTGTTGACTTTGGATTTACTAAAGATCCTGCTACATATGTTGTATGGGCTTATAACGAGAAAGAACATACTATAACTTTAGTACATGAATTCTATGGTCATGGTATAAAAGATAAGACATTAGCTGAAGAAATAATAGTAGAGAATAGACATGGATTTACAGTTAGATGCGATAATAGTGAACCTAAATCAATATCAAACTTAGTAGACTTAGGTGTACTAGGTGCTGTAGGTTGTGGTAAAGGTAAAGACAGTGTACGTTTTGGTATTAAATGGTTACAAGGATTAAATGGAATTTACATAGATCCTGAGATAGGACCAGAAACCCATAAAGAGTTTACCAAGTATGAATATTTAATGCGTAAAGGAGTATCAATTGGAGAGTTCCCAGACAAGAACAATCATACTATAGACGCTAGTAGATATGCACTAGAGCCTGCAATGATAGCATAGTAATTATGTAGAATAGATTTGTATTTATAAGAATACAGCATTAAGGAGGACTAGAATGTTATATGATTTATCCTTTTTAGACAAAGGAAAGCCTTTCCCACCTAAGGGAGAGAGTAAACGTATTAGTAACTATAAGAAGAACTTTAATTTTTATGATGGAGAATACTCTAAGATTAGAAAAGCAACATATTCAACATTAGATCAAACTAATACTGTGAAGTTTGACGTTAGAAAGTTAAACTTATACAAAGTAATAACCAACAAGTTTATAGCACTACTACTAAATGAGAAACCAGTTGTTAAAGTTAGTGGTAAATATGATGACAAGAAGATAGCAGAGGTACTTAGTAATAGTGATTTTTGGGGTGTTATTAAGAATTCTACTACATCATTTAGTAGTGTAGGTGATGGTCTGATAAACACATACAATGGAGTAAACGGACCTAGTGTGGTAGCTACAAATCCATCTTGTTGGTATAAAGTTGTTAATCAAAGTAATATAAGTGAAGTACTTTATCATGTACTAATGTGGAAGATGGAAGATAACGAGCATATTAAAGTACAGATACATGAACGTGGAAAGTACAGTGAGTATGTATGTGAGTACAGTGGTAAAGGAATTGGTGATAAGGTAGCTTATAAAAGAAAAGGAATAAAGACAATACCTAAAAGAGGTAGAGTAGTTAATACTGGTCTAAGTGACTTTGCAATATCATCAATATCAAACAATACTTCTGTAAATAATATATATGGAACTAGTGACTATAGTGATGTAGTTAGCTTTATTATGGGCGTTGAAAAGATTATGGCAGAGCTTGAAATGTTAGTAGATAAGACTATAGAACCAATACTTGTAGGACCTAGTTCTATGCTAATAGAGAATGAACTTACTGGTAAAGCTGAGTATAAGAAGACTGATGCTTTAACAGTTAATAGTAAGGATTCAGTACAACCTTACTTCTTAGAGACTACTGGTAAATCTGAAGTAGCTGAGAACTTAGCTGATAGGTACATGGGTAATATATATACAATAACAGAGTATGGAGAAGTATTTTTTACTGGTAGCTATGCTAATGCTAGTGGTAAATCACTTGAAATTCAGATGAAGCCAGCATTAGATAAGGCTAGTAGACAGATAGATACTATTGATTACCCAATAAAGAAATCAATAGTAAGTTTATTGGAACTAGCAGGTATACGTGTTAGTATTAGTGACATATCAATAAATTGGCAAGACGGTATTAATGAGAGTCTTAAAGCAATTACAGAGACTATTAATACTAGAGTGACAGCAGGTACATTGTCTAAGAAATCAGCATTAATGCAGTATGATAATATGACTGAAGAACAGGCAGATGATGAAATACAACGTATTAATGTAGAAAAGAAAGTCAGTGGAACTGTAGAAACTAAAACTAAAGAAGAAGGAGGTACTACTTAATGAACTTATTACAACAGATATTAGGTGAAGAACTTTATAACCGACTGTTGGAACTAGTGGGAGAGGATGGTATAGCTAAGTACTTGGCTATGGTAACAGAGGAATCAACTGATGAAGAAAAACAAGTGGTGATTGATGAAGTTACTGCGTTAGTTGATGCTGAGCCAACAGACCCACCTGCAACAGACCCACCTGCAACAGACCCACCTGCAACAGACCCACCAAAAGGTGATGAAGTAGACTTAAGTTTATATGTTCTTAAAACAGAATCTGATAGACTTATAGAGGAAGCAAGACAATCAGGTGGTGGTGCATCAATATTAGATGGATGGTTAGCTGATGGAGTTGTAGACTTGGAGAAGGTTACTGATCCAGATTTAAGAGCTTACATTAAGAAAGAAATGGAATGGGCTGAAGACAGTAAGAAATCTTCAGAGAACTATATTAAGCAGTATAGTATTCTAAATGAAGCAATTAAACAAGGTGCTAAGGAAGAGTGGGATGTACTGCAATTTGTTGCATTAGATGAACACCAATTAAAAGAAGATGGAACTATTGATGCTAAGCCAATTGTGGAAGGCATTAAAGAAAGAAAACCGTACTTATTTGACACTGAACTAGAGGTTATAGAGGGAGTTAATCCTGCTACTAACACTAGTACTACTGTTGATATAAATAAGAGTTTTGCAGAACTTGCAGAAGAGGAAAACCAATAATATAAAAATGGAGGTAATACAATGTTATTAGCTAATTTAGCAAATGCACGTCAACTACAACCAGTGCAAGTAAAGGCACTAAGTAACTATCTTATGAATGATGTTTTCTTCAACATCAGAGAGTTCAACCCAATGGGAGTACCTAATGGTACATCAATGTCATTGACAGTTTCAAAGTTTCCAAAGAAAGACTTAAGTGCAGGAGTTGCATTAAGACAATTTGGTGT